GGTTTCTGCGTGGGATTGCTTTCTGGGGTGTTGGAATCTGTGTCTTCGCATCGGGGTTTCGCAACCAGCTTGTATCCCTTATGCATCGAGTCGTCATGCCCGTCCCGCGGTTTGATGTCGCAACTATGGACCGGTTTCATGAATTCGTCCATACAAACTTACGAAACTTATTCCCGCACATTTCACGCGTTAAGCGAACTTCTTTCGACAAATGGAACGCGCGCTTTCCCGCAGCTAATCGAGCCGTAAACGAGCGTGTGCGCGCAAGCATCCTCGCTGGTGAGTACACGTGGGCGGACATTGTACGCGACTCTATGTTCGTCAAGATCGAAACCAGCTGGAAGTTCAATGCTTTGTGCGCTTGGGACGAACCCGCTCCTCGCAACATCATAAACGCCAGCGCGTTTGTCCGGGTCATCTTGGGGCCTTGGATGCATGCGTTCGGCGCCATTTTACGGAAAAACTGGAACATTCGGGGACCGCTCACGTTTAAGTGTAGCTACACCGCTCGAACACTTGGTTTGTGGTTTGAGCGTGCTAGGTTAGTCCCTGAAACCTCATGGTTCGAAATCGACTACTCTCGCTGGGACTCTACTGTTAGCAAGCCTATGATTGCTCTTGGTTTGGAAATCTTCGCCCTCTTTGGACTTTCTGGTCTTGGAGCGCGCGCTTATAAGAGCATGTTCACATTTAAGGCCACTAGCAGAGACGGCATTTCTGTTTCACGTACACCATGCCAGAAATCCGGTGTCCCTATGACTACTGTCCTCAATTCTATTCTCAACGGTCTCGTCACCAAATTCATGTTCGCCGAAGCTGGCGTTGACTGGCGTTCCTGCCCAACCATGGTCGGCGGAGACGACATGATTTCTCGCGCCCCCGCTGCTGTTGCGCGCAAAGCTCTTGATGTGGCAAAGAATCTCGGGTTGAAACCGAAGATGAAATTTGGCCACCCAGACGCGAAAGTTACCTTTTGCTCTGGTGCATTTTGGCCCAGTTCGCGTGGCACCATCTTTGGCCCAACTTTGAAAGCCATGTTCAAGACTGCGTACACCATCTCACCGGTTCCTTTCTCCCACTGGCGTCAACACGCAAAAGGTGTTGCCCTGGGGCTGGTGAATCAAACCTCTCACATTCCCGTCTTGCG